TTAGTCTAACATAACCCTCTAAAAATACACTATGTCTTGTTCCCTAACTACGGGCTACGCCCTCGGATGCCGTGACGCTGTCGGCGGTATCAAAACTATTTATGTCCAAGCCTTGAACGCCACGGGTTCCGTGAACACGAACGGTAGCGGCTTGGTAACTGGCTTCACGCCTACCTCGGTGTCGGGGTCGTTCTTTGAGTACGACTTGACCAAGGCGACCTCTTCAATGACGGAAACCTTGAATGCAAGCACCGAAAACGGCACTTTGTTCTACACTCCCGAAGTCACCTTTACCATCAACAAGTTGCAGACCTCCGTCCGCAATGAATTGCGCTTGTTGGCTCAAAACCGCTTGTTAGTCATCGTCCTTGACAACAACAACCGTTACTGGGTGTTGGGTGCTGCAAATGGCTTAGAAGTATCTGCTGGAACTGCTGGAACGGGTACTGCATTCGGTGACAGGAGTGGCTACGAAATGACGCTGACAGGCATGGAACCCGAACCGATGCTGAACATCGCCGCTGCAACATTCTCTGCGCTGACCGCACAAATCAGCGGGTCGTAGCGTATCTTTGACCTGCGGTTCTCATACTCCGCAATGGTTTAGTGGTTAGGGCCATCTCTCACGGGGTGGCCCTTTTTTTTGTACCTTTGGGCATGAGAATTTGCATCGTTTACAACGCCCATCCGACGGGGTGTTCCTTCTACCGATTGGAAATGCCAAACGCATATCTTGGCGACAACTTCACGGAGTTTGACTATGTGTGCGTTGATAATATCGCCAATGTCAAGGACGAGGACCTAAAGACCGTTGATGTGTGGTTATTTAATCGCTTGTGGTGTCAAGGGACCTTGGACCAAATTCGTGGCGTTTACAAGGCTCTCACGGCGTTTGGGGCGAAGGTAATCTTGGACCTTGACGACTACTGGGTTTTGGAATCGGGCCATATCATGTATCGGCATTACCTGGACACCAAACTTGACGAGCAGATTCGTGAGCATATCCGCTTGGCCGATCATGTGACCACCACGACCGAACACCTCGCCCAAAAGATTCGCCTGCTCAACAAGAAGGTAACCATCCTGCCGAATGAGCCGTACGAAGCGTATCAGCAGTACTTGCCCGACACGACTGCTGAACCCGAACCGCACTTGTTTAAGATTGGTTGGTTCGGCGGGGCGCAGCACCAAGAGGACATCGCCTTGGTGGAGCATTCGTTTGGCTTGCTGGCTCATGACAAATCCCTTGACGGCCGATACAAAATCTATCTTGGCGGGTGGAACGAGAACCCTGTTTACGCCGACTACGAGCGGATGCTATCCTGCAAGGGGCTGAACAAGAATTACGGCCGCATCCAAGCGGCAGACATTTACTCCTATGTCGGGGGGTACAACTTCATCAACGCAACTATCGCCCCGCTCCGGGACACCAAGTTCAACCGCCTCAAAAGCGAACTGAAGGTCGTGGAAGCAGGCTGGATGGGCAAGGCGATCATCGCAAGCGAAACTATCCCCTACACCGACATAATCACCCACGGCCACAACGGTCTGCTCATCCCCTACGGGAAGAAGGACGCATGGTACAAGGCGGTCCGCAAGTTCGTCAACGAACCCGACTACGCTCGCTCCTTGGCCGTGCAGTTGTCCAAGGATGTTCGGGAGCGGTTTGACATCGCCAAGACCGCTGAACGGAGGGCCGAACTATACCGAAGCATCGGACGCAAATTGTGAAATTCGGGCGGATCCTACATTTGGGAATAGGATGATTTATCTTTCCCCCAACACCACGAACACCATCGTCGTCACTTGGACGCAGCGGGCCTCATCGGGTGACCGTTACATCTTGCGGCTGACCAACATCGCCAAGAACGCCACGACCGACTTCACCCTGCTGAAATCCGACAACCTTTCTTCCTACACGAACCGCTATGACAAATTTCAGATTACCGTGGGGTCGCTTGAAACAGGCTCGTATAAGTATGAAGTTTACGATACCAATAGCACGGTTAGTGCAGCCGTTGCGGTTGTTGAAACGGGCTTGGCGTATGTACAGGTAATCAGCCTCACATTCAACACCTTCGCCAATACCATCCAATACAATGTCTACGGCGCAAGTGCCGTCAGCATCTTTGATTCAACTTTTGACCCAACCTTCCAATGAGCGTACAAACAAGAACGCAGTTGCAGACGAGTGCCGCAACCATCACCAACGAAACCGCTGCCGCAGCCAATACTGCTACCCGTGTGGGTGGACTATTTGACGACCTCGCAGATACCGCCACCTTGGACCGAGAGCGGGGCGTTGCAAACCTGTACCTGGACGAGGTGAAGAACTTCACCCCGACCCAAGGGAGTGCAGTCAAGTTGACAACCCCGCTGAAATCGGGACTGCTGACGACCTACAACTTTACCCGCACAACCACCGCCATCACCTACACAGGGACGACGAGTGCTGCTTTGCGGGTATCGGCAAGCATGGTATTCTCGCAGGGGAACGGCAACCAAATAATCATCTATATCGCCAAGAACGGAACCATCATTCCGCAGTCCATGACCGACATTACCACGGGCCACAACAACGGCCATGCGGTCACGCTTGAAGCGATTCTGCAAGGCGCAGTCAATGACGAGTTCACCATCTACATCAACGCCGTGAACGATGGCGGTGCTATCACGATTTCGGCCCTCAACTTCACCGTCCACACGCTATGAGCAGCATAAAACAATCGTTCACCCAATGGTTGGGTATTGAACACAAGGTCCCCGTGATGCTTGAAAACAAAGCGGGAAAATACATCACCTACGGGGCGTTTAATGAATACCCCTATTACCTGCTGGACAACTACCGCCGAAGTAGCAAGCACAACGCAATCGTCAACGGAAAGGTCAACTACATCGTGGGCGGTGGATGGCAACCAGGGGAAAAGATGACCGTGGAGCAGCAGGCCCGCTACGCCAAATTCTTTGACGGCTTATCCGAGCATGACGACTTGAATGACATTACCGAGAAACTCGTCCTTGACTTGGAACTATTCAACGGGTTTGCGGTTGCGGTGACTTGGAACAAGATGGGGACCATCGCTAAGATGGAGCATATTCCCTTTGAGAAGATTCGTGTTGACAAGGACGAGCGGATGTTCCAGGTGGCTGACTGGTACGACGATGCGATGGTCCAACTCTACCCCAAAATCGGGGATGTAGAGAAAATCCCCGCCTTTGATGCAGACAACCGCATCGGCAAGCAACTGTTCTACTACCGGGTCTATGCCGCTGGCGTGAAGTCCTATCCCCTCCCTGAATACATGGGTGGCTTGGCGTGGATTGAAGCGGATGTGCAGGTGGCGAACTTCCACAACAACAACCTGCGAAACAACTTTTGGGGCGGGTACTTGATAAACTTTAACAACGGCATCCCAACCCCTGAAGAACAGGGCGACATTGAGCGTCAAATCAAGCGGAAGTTCAGCGGGACCGACAACGCTGGCCGCTTTGTTGTGACCTTCAACGACGATGTGTCCAAGGCTCCGACCTTGGAACCATTGACCCCGTCCGACATGGACAAGCAGTTTGAGATTTTGAACAAGGCCATCCAGTCGGAAATATTTATTTCGCACAGGGTCGTGAACCCGATGCTCTTTGGTGTCAAGACCGAGGGCCAACTGGGAGGACGGCAAGAACTGGTGGAGGCTTACGAACTATTCAAAGCGACTTATGTGAACGACCGTGTTCGCAAGGTGGAGCGGATGATTAACTACTTGGGTTCGTTCAACGGCGTGGAGGGGATGGAACTGATTCCCGTGGAACCCATCACGGAGCGACTATCCGAGCAAGCCCTGCTGACCATTATGACCCCCGAAGAATTACGGGAAAAGGCGGGCCTCCCTGCATTGGAGAAGCAACCCGCCGATGTGGTTGGACCGAACGCCCAACCCGACGAGGTTCCGCAAACACCTGCACAACTAAGCAACGACAACATCAAGAAACTATCGGGCCGTGAGTACCAAAACCTCATGCGAATCGTCCGCCATTACGCCCAAGAAAAAATCACCTTGGAGATGGCCCGCACGATGTTGTCCGCTGGATTTGGTCTAACGCCTGAAGAAGTGAACACTTTGCTCGGAGTGCAGGAGCAGGCGTTCAGCGAACCCCAATGGGGCGAAGAAGATACCGAGGACTACGGATGGGGGGACGAGGAATTTAAGGTCTTGGAGGTGGTCGCAGGCAAGTTTGGGAGCAACGCCGATGACTATGTTGTCATGCACTCCAAGCCAATGCGCTTTGACACCGACTTGGACGACCAAGTGCGTCAAGCCTTCGCCGAACTGGGCGAGGAAGAGAAAGAACTGGACGAGAAAATTGAAAAGTACCGCAAGAAGAATCGGGACGCATCGGTGGAAGAAATGGCCAAGGAGTTTGGAGTGAGCAAGGCCAAGGTCGCCAAGCGTGTGGCCTACTTGATTACCAAAGACCGTTACCCCATCGCCCGTGCCGTGGACCAAATCGCCAAGGAAGGAGCCAAGCCAACGGATGAACCCGTGCTGGAAGTCCGCTACAAATACTCTTGGGCCGCAGGATTCAGTAACAAGGACAAGAAGACCAGCCGTGAGTTCTGCAAGGTCATGTTGGACTTGGCTGACCAAGGCAAGGTGTACACACGGGACGACATTGACGGCATCTCCAACATCATGGGTTACTCCGTGTGGAATCGCCGTGGTGGTTGGTATCACACGGCCAGCGGAGTGAACCGTCCCCAATGCCGCCACATTTGGGAGCAGCAAATTGTAATCCGCAAGGGCAACAAAATTTCAAAAGCATGAAGGCACTTTTCATATCCGAACAAACCCTGCTGGACAATTCCGTAATAAACGAGAATGTATCGTTCACGCAGATACGGCCCACCATCGTGAAGGTGCAGGAGATGCGTATTCAGCCTATCGTTGGGTCGGCCTTGTACTCGGAAATGGTGACGCAGGTGGTAAGCGGCACGACCACGGCCCTAAACACCACGCTATTGGAGGACTACATCCAACCCGCTATGGTGCAATGGTTGTACTACGAACTTCCGATGGTCTTGGCGTTCAAGTACATGAACAAGGGAATGGTCCGCAGAACCAGCGAGGAATCTTCCCAAATGAGCATGGACGAGATTACCCGATTGACGGACAAAGTGAAGAACGATGCCGAGTGGTACTCCGAAAGGATTACCAGGTACTTGATGGAGCAGAAGGCCAACTATCCCTTATTCAACTCACCGCCATCGGCCCTTGATACTATCTACCCGAACGGAACCAATTACAACACGGGGATGGCTCTTGACGCAAGAACCCTGCGCCGTGGTGCTGGGCTTGATAGACCTTGGCCCTACGGTTACGACCCTTACTGCAACAACTGCTAACGATGGGCGCACACTCTAAAAACATTTTGAAACTCCAAGCATATGTCATGGATACGAATAAAGCAAGCACTCCTTGCTCTTGCAAATGCTCATCCGCAGGTGAACTCCTTCGGAACGGGCGACCCGCTTGCAATCGGGACCGACAACACGATAAACCTTCGCACCCCAAGCCGTGAGCGCATCGTCTATCCGCTCGTTTTTGCGGATGTTCAAAGTGCGAGTACTGACCTTGGGAGTTTGGCTCTTGTGGTCGGTGTCTATTTTAGCGACCGAGTGGAATCCATTGCCACGATGGGTGGCGTGGTTTCGGGCAGCCCGACGCTGGGTTGGCAGGACAACGAAGACGAGGTTTTGAGCGACCAACTGCAAATCGCACAGGACTTCATTTCAGCCCTCACAAACGACCCGACGCAAGAGTGGACCCTAAGTACCAGCGTCAGCCTTACGAGGTTTGTAGAGAGCCGAGATGACCGCACGGCGGGGTGGGTTGCAACCATGTCATTCCAACTGCCATACGGCCACAACATTTGTGAAATTCCGACCTAACCTACATTTACCCTAAAGCAGAATTATGCCAACTCCAATCTTACAACAAATGCTCGGTCAGGGCGGAACTTGCGAACTGATTGATTCAGGTGCAGCCGCAACGGGCAAGAACTACGACTTTCTTGTCGTCAATTCAGCCGCAACGATGACCACCCTCACGGGTACAGGCAGCGAGAACCTGCTGACCGCTTACAACTTTTCCACCAAGTCCATCTCCGCAGGCATCGTGATTTGCGGTCGCAACGGCGGCAAGATTACGGCGGTAACGGTTTCCGTAGGTAGCGTCATCGGATATACATTCCTGTAAGCGATGTTCATCGGCTACGGCTACGGCTACCCCCGTTCAATGGTGATGGGCAAGACCCCCGCAGAACTTGCGTGGGATGCCTTCAATCTTCGTGCGACTACGGACAACGCCCTTGCACCCGAAGCCGCCGTCAGCGGTTGCCTGCAAGCCCGATTCGCCGTAATATTCAACTTCTAATATGCCCACGCCTTCCTTATTGATAGTCCCCGCTCGTTTCAAGACGGGAACGCTTTACTCGCAAATACCCATCCCCGTTGCGCCATCAACCAGTAGTGTCGGGGACTTCACCGTTACCCGCAACACGGCGGCACGGCGGTTCAACTCTGCGGGGTTGTTGGAATCCGTAGCGTCGGGCATACCGAGGTTGGACTACTACACCAGCGGCGGCGTTACGGGATGTCCTGCGTTGCTCGTAGAGCCTGCGGCGACGAACTTGGCCCCCAACGCCAACTTGATGAATTCCTTTGACTTTCCAACGGTGTCGGGAGGAGTTACATTTACGACGGGAAGCACGGACTTCGTTGCACCCGATGGAACGAGCGCAAGCATCAACAAATATGTCGGTGGTGCAGCAAGTGGAGTAACGCAATCGACTAGGTATAGCACGACCGCAATAACGGCAACGGCTTCGGGGATTCATGCATTTAGCATCTTTGTCAAGCGTGGCGCAACCAACCCTCTTGATTTTTGTGCTATTACACCCGTTGGTTTTGGCGGGGTAAGTCCCAGTCCAGGTCGCTCGTTTTTCAATCTTGCAAGTGGGACTGCAATAACATCGGGCGCAAGGATTGAGAACTACGGGAATGGATGGTATCGGTTGATTTCTCAACCTCTTACAT